ATTGCCCCTATTGCGATCAAGCAAAAAATTTGTTAAAATCTAAAGGTATACCGTTTGAAGAGCGCAAGATCGGAGATGGATATACAAAAGAAGATTTATTAGAAGCAGTACCAACCGCACGAACAGTTCCGCAAATATTTTTAGATGGAGAACTAGTCGGTGGGTTTACAGAATTAAAGGCACAATTACATGAGTAAAAATCAATCTTCGTTTGCTATTAATGACCCAAGCCTTGTCGGCAATTACATGGCTGGGAATGTTTTGTCTAACAATCAACCCAACGTACACGGGTACTACAGTTCGGCCATGGGTGTTTCTAGTAATACTATTCCTTATACCTGGGCAAACGGTAGCCAGTCTATAAGCGGAACACTTGATCTAAATGGCAACGACGCTGATATTATGATTGGTGGCAAAAGTTTACGAGACTTTATGGACACTATGGAAAAGCGATTGGCTATTCTTGTTCCAGATCCTGCTAAATTAGAAAAGTTTGAAGCATTAAAAAAAGCCTACGATCATTATATATTAATGGAAAAGCTAATTGGAGAAGACTGATAAAAGTAATTCAGCCAAAGGTAAGAACAGCTACGATGTAGACATTGGAGGAACAGTAGTACCATTTTTCAACAAAAATATCACTCCGTATCCCACAGAAGTAGGTGGTCCTGCATTTGACTTAATACCTGTTGAAAAACAAAAAGATGTAATGATTAATATTGCTCGTATGCATGGGCAACAAGAGTACAATCGTATTATGGAATTGGTCACAGTATTACAAAAACAAGCGGCAGATATTAAACGTAGATTAGATATTACAGATGCAGTACATTCGGCCAAATACGAATTCCAAGTATCACATGGTCAAATATACTGGTTGGTGGAAGACGTTAGGCATAAATGTATTATATTAGTACAAAGTGGTCCAAATGATTGGACCGCTGGTAAACCAGAAAATTATAATTATATAGCTCGAGTAAAATACATGGGCGATTATAGTTGGCAAGAAATAGACGAAAAGGGAAATTATGTTAATTAGTAAACCGATTACAGAAGGATCAGTTGTAAGTTTAAAATTAGTAAATGGCGACGAAATTATTGCTAGATATGACGGCGAAGATTCCGACACAATTAAGATCAATCGACCATTGGCATTAACCATGGGCGCACAGGGATTAGGAATGATTCCCTGGTTATTCTTAGGCGATACTGCTAGCTTTTCATTAAAACGCGAGCATGTATTTGTCATGGTCTCTAGTAAAAAAGACGCTGCCGACCAATACATGGAAGGCACCACAGGCATCGCACTAAGTTAAATAATGTTAATTAGGAGATAGATATGGCAAAGTTTCCACCATGGATTAATGATGCTGGTATTACCGCCAAGGGCACCGGTCCTAGACAACAAAATAGTACCGAACCAGCAATAGATGATCTTTACAAAAGCCCGAGTGTTTTTGTTAATGGTCAACCAGTAGTCTTATATAGCGAAGCTTCTAGTAATGGTGGTAGTGCTAATATCAGCGTTGCGGCGGCTCTATCAATTCCGGAAATTACCCCTCTGGCACAACCAGCCGAAGTTGGTAGTACTATAACAGTCAGCGGCGATAAACCTGCCTCGGTTGCTCTTCCTAGTACTGATGCACCACCGGCTACTCCGCCACCGGGTTTAGTTGTACAGACTAACGGTGATATCAAGGCATTTCTAGATGCTAGATTAGCCGAAGCACAAGCCTGGACTAGGGGTCAGGCTCCGCTGGGTCCTGGTGGTAATCAAAACATAGTTGGAATATTTAAAGATCTTGGGTGCGCGGCCTGGGCACAAACAGAAGCCACTCCGTGGTGTGCTGGTTTTGTTAACTTTGTATTAAAAAACTGCGGATACAAATACACTCAGGACCTAGGAGTGGATGCATTATACGACAATCCAGGTAAATGGGGTGGTACAATAAAATATAAAAGGGGCGATCCTAACTATACCAACTGGCAGTCTGCAACCCCAGGAGATGTTTGTATCTGGGACTACGGTCCGAAACCCCCTCATCATACCAGTCATACTAATTTTGTATATGCAAATCTAGGTAGTACATTACAATTCTGCGGAGGGAACCAAGGTGGCAAAGCTACAAATAATAATAACCCAAGTAACAGTTCTGTAACTAACGGTTCTAAATGGAGCCCATCAAGTGATAAACCCGGTTCCTATAGTCTAATGATGATTTTTGCACCAAAAAAACGATAGTTATGAAACTGAAACCAGCATGTTTAATTAGTGCAACCAATTGATAAATATCAAGTCACTGATGGTAAAACTACATAGTGGTTTGGGTATGTGCAAGACTTATCAGATTGCAAGGGACATGAGGCAGTCAGTGACTCCCTTAAGTAAGAGGAAAAAGATATGAAACAGAAAACAATAGTTAAAAAAGTGTATCAAGCTTCGATCGATCACAACGATAAGAAAATTGCAGAATTACGCAAAGAAGAGTATCGTAAAATATTTAAACGCAAAGCCGAAGGCAAGCTGTTTGATTCCAAATGGACAGTGGTAAGAATATAAGAATTATTGTAAACACCGGAGAATATAGTCACTTAGATCCCTGCATAGCGGGATGATGTTTTAAGCGAGATAATATTCTCCAACTATAGAATTGTTGTAATTCCTTCGTAGTGAAGGCATTGTGGACGTGGGTTCGATTCCCACCAGCTCCACCATAAGTGTATGTGGGTTTAAGTCCCAAGTGGTAACGTTACAGACGGTGCCTTCCAGAGTTGGGTACACTTATGATGGGGCTGACCAGGTTTCGACATGGTGAGATAGCGAACGAGGCAACAGGATAGGCGATGATCCTTAATCAAGCAAATTTATAAATGCAAACGCATCTAATGATGAGGTTTATGCCTTAGCGGCATGATCTTCACGGGGTAGTTATACCTTGTAACCAAAAATAACCAAAAGGTCTTGACGGCCTTTTGTTTTGATCATATAATATAGTGTGCCTCCGTGTAGTTACGGATGCATAATAACAAAAGGAAATTAAAACTATGAAGAAATTATTAACCGCATTATTAATCCTAGCAGGCGTAAGCGTTGCACAAGCCGAAGTTACAACAAACATGGGCGCAGTCAGTGACTATCGTTTCCGTGGTATTAGCCAAACTCAAAATGCACCAGCAGTACAAGGTGGAATTGATTATACTAATGCTAATGGCTTCTATGCAGGTAACTGGAACAGTTCAGTTAGCTCACAGATGTACACAAACGGCGCAGGATTAGAAAGCGACCTGTACGCTGGATACAAGACAGAAGTTGCCGGAATCACCATTGACGTTGGTTCTTACAACTATATCTATCCACGTGCCGCTGCCACCGATGGTACTAAGTTTGATACCAACGAAGCTTATGTTGGTGCCGCTTATGGTCCGGTAGCAGTGAAAGTAAGTCAATCATTAGGTGATTATTTCGGTGTTGCTAACAGTCGTGGTTCGCGTTATTTTCAAGCTGATCTAGCATATCCTATTGCACCAAAGTGGACCGTAAATGTTCATGCTGGTCGTACAGATGTTGCTAACTCATCTGCTCTTGATTATACCGACTATAATATCGGTGCTACATACGACCTATCAGGTTGGGCAATCAGTGCCAAGTATTATATGAACAGTGCGTTAGGTTCCGGTGTATTGGGTGCTAACACAATAGCAGGACAAGACTTAACAAAAAATACAGTTGTATTTTCAGCAAGCAAAACATTCTAAATCAACTTAGAATAATAGCTAAACCCGCTTCGGCGGGTTTTTTGTTATTGAAAAAATCTATTAGGGTTATTAAAATAATTATTGAAAAAATCAATAGAGACTGTTGATTTAATTGTTAAATACTATTACAATAACGTATCAGTAGAAATACTAATATATTAATTTTTAACCTAAGGAGAATTTAATGAGTATTACAATTAAGAATTTAGAAAGTGCATTGGCCGGTGAAAGTCAAGCTCATGTCAAATACCGTTATTTTGCAAAACTAGCTCGTGCAGAAGGGTTTGAAGATGTTGCTCAACACTTTGAACACACAGCTGACCAAGAATTATTACATGCATGGAGTCATTTAGAACTATTGATCGGAAAGCCATCTACCCAAGAATGTTTAGAAATGGCCATTGCCGGTGAAACCTACGAATTTACCACAATGTATCCAGACTTTGAAAAAGAAGCTGTGTTTGAAGGCAATAACGAAGCCGCAGTTGAAGCAAGATTACAAACTGAAGAAAGTCGTGAGCATGCTGAACAATTTCAAACAGTTCTTAAAAAAGCAGAAAAACGTTTTGCGGCATTGACTAAAATAGAAAAGCGTCATGCCGAAGCATATCAACAAAAATTGGAGAATCTATAATGGAACAGATATATGTATGTGTAGTTTGCGGTCACGAACACAATGAGGAATTGGAAGGTAAATGGGAAGATCTTCCAGAGGACTTTTTATGTCCGGAATGTGGTTGTGGTAAAGACGAATATTACTTGATGTAAATAGTACTAACACGGCCCAACCTATTGCAACATAGTTGTGAGGTTGGGTTTTTATTATTGAATAGTTTCTTTGGCAAACACTGCTAACTGAGTCCTGTTCTTAACACCGTATTTTTTAAGTATAGCACTCATGTGTAATTTAACTGTGCTTTCTGCAATGCCTAATACTTTGGCAATAACTTTATTACTAGCACCTCTTGTAGAAATTAAATTTGCAATTTGCTCTTGACGTGGAGTTAAATTAATCTCGCTGTTGTATTCTACTCTTTTAACAGTTTTCTTTTTATTAAATAACGCATTAATTTTTTTAGGTACATGATACTGCCCTTGTAATAATTCTGTTAAAGCAGATTCTTTTTCTTCAAATAAAAATCCAAGGCCGCGAGGATAAATTCCCTTAACATCAGCGTCAAGTATTTCTTTAATTAATTTACAATCAGTAAGGCTGTCAACTGCCACTGCTACCACAGTGGTTCTTTTTGCAGGGCGGCCCAGAGTACGTGAACACACTGTACAGGCAATGAGAGTTTGTATAGTATTAACCATATTAAACATATCAGTTCCTTCGATATTATTGATTTTTTCAATATCGATTACAATAAGATCTGTGCAATATTTTGGATTGCTTAATAGCGGAAGTAATTTATGTATTGAATCTAAAGTTTTAAATTCTACATCTAATTGTTCAGCAAGTTGATCAATTTCCGGCCCGACAATTTTTTCTTGAGTTATATATGTGATAATTTTTTTACTACTCATAATGTTCTCCTTTTAAGTACATTTGTATATTAGTACTTAAACATAGATAGCATTATAAATTACCTATGTTAGTAGGTATCCCAACGCCAGTATATTATGCAATAGTATGGGTCTGTGAAAAAGTATGTAAGTGTAACTTACTGAGATAGTACAGCCAATTGAACTCGGTTTCTAACACCGTAAGCAGTCATTATATCTCCAACGTGCATCTTAACTGTGCTTTCTGCAATGCCCAGTGTTCGAGCAATTTGTTTATTTCCTAGTCCTCGACTTTTTATTAATTCAAGAACTTCAGTTTGTCTAGGACTTAACGTAATTTCTCCAGATTTTTTAGGTTTTATTTTCTTTGGAGTATCGGTGGGTAATTGATCTAAAATATGTTTGGGCCAATAGGGAATTCTGTTGGTTAATGCTTCGACACCTCGTATAGTTTCTGCGTGTGTGTCTACGTCGTCAATAAAAGGAACAATACCAAATATACCTAATCGTTTCCAAGATTTAACTTCTCGCAAAGGAGTAGTCCGGTCAACAATCATAGCAATGGGCACGTCATGTAAATTGTGAAGTTTCAATTTTGTCTCCAGCATTACAATCATTTCGGATATTGTTGTGTTTTGGGTAGACATATGACTGGCATGTAACACAACTTGATAGGGCGATGTGGTGGCTATCAACTGATCAAACTCTGACCAACTGGTACACATTATGGCACGAACCGGCAAATATTGGTTGTAGTCCTCAACCAGCTCTGGTGTTACATTTGTACCTGTATCTTTAGTTTCACGAAAGTAAATATGCACTGGTTTTTCTTTGGGATTGGGCAACTGATCAATTATGTGTTCAGGCCAATGCAGTTTTCTATTGGTCAATGCTGATAGTGCGTTCATTATATCCGCAGGATCCCAATCGCCGTGATAGGGTATTAGTCCTTGTAGGCCCAACTGTTTTGCTTCTAACACAACCGATCTAGAAGTTGTTTTTTCCACTACAAGTGCTATAGGAATGCTTAATTTGGCAAGTTTTAATTTTGTTTGTAACATGCTTACGGTTTCTCTAATAGTAGCTGTATCAGTGCTAGTGAAAACATTGGAATTTATTGCAATTTGGCTTGGGTTGCCTAGCAACAATATACTCAACTCGGTCCACCCGTCACATACCACAACATCAACCGGTAATACATTATTATAGTCTGCTACAACAGTAGAATTGCCTTTAGTGACATCGTCATTTGGTGATCGAAAATAAATCATCACCGGCTTTTGTATTGTATCTAAAAGATTAACTGCATTCATTGTGACCCGTCATTTAAGTTTTTTAATGTTTCGATTTATAACTTATTATAGCTACAATTAAATTTATGTCAACTAGTTTGGTAAAAAAATTTTAATTGACAAACGGTCTTGATAATAGTAAAATAATGTTATTACTTACATACGCTGTTGCGTATAGCTTAACAAAAAATTAAAAGAACAAAAATGCTAAATTTAATAACAAATGAATACCAGAATATAAATTCAGTTACATCGAATATGTTTGAATCTACCAGACCCGGATCATACGGTGAAGACCGAAAAGCCAAAGTTAAAAATCACAACTTACCTATTTTACAATATATGTATATGGGTTCTAAGGATACTCCACTAACTTGTTTAATTACCAAAACACCTGCGTTCATTGAAACAAAAGATTTTGGCAATTCAGGTTTCAAAAAACGTCGATTTAGATTAGATTTTAATCATATCAGACAACTACGTTCAGACAGTAGACATTCAGGAATCAGCCTAGATAAATCTATTCGTGCTCCTAGCGACCTGTTTAGAACTTCAAGATTAGATCACGAATATTACCACTTACATTTAATAGAATTTATGACTATTATTCCGATATGTACAGAAATACACAGTTACATCAGTCAAGACAGTGCTAAACATAACATTACATTAAACAGTTTTGATCAAAGTGAATGGCCATGGGTACTACAATCTCCTGAAAATTTTTATCAGTTTCTTAAAGATTTAAAAATTTCTGGATTAAATTATGAACAATTTATTGATCATCTAAGCAATATAAATCATCCATCGTTGCAACAACGACTGCATCGGGATTTTGTGTCAAAGGTTTTTTGTATGGTACCATAGAATTTTTAATTTTCTAATAAAATTTCAATTTGATTGTTTATATCAAATATCCATTTTTCAAAAACATAAGATTTTACATAATCAAACGATAACCAACAGTAACCATTATCTCCCCAATCTTTTCCAAAACTATTTTTAGCCAGTATTTGACGATTGGCTAGAGAATATCCCAATGCAAACATGGCATGACCACCTAACGCATCTTCATAGTTGTTTGGTTCGGGTATCATAGAATTTTCTTTACTGGCTTTCATAAATCCGTGAAATACTTCTAGTCCTATTAACACTGGAAGTTCAGCATCTAACGCTTCCAGTATATCTTCTAGTGTGCTTAAAGATTGATAGTTAGTTACAGTTCGATGTTGAGCATCTAAATAACAGGCCTCTGGAGGTTTTTGAGTAAACTTTTCAATATCATAAAGCCATAGCTGTTCTGAACATATTCCGTATTTTTTTACAGATTTTAATACTTCTCTAAGAGTTACCCCGGAATCTTCAAACACAGTTTCTTCAAGTATTCTAGTGTTATAATAAACAAACAACTGGCTCAACGGAACAAACTTATCCGGGTAGTTTTTTCTTACCATTAATTCGTATGCACCCACCATGGCTTCACTGCCGCAACTGCCTAGTTTTCCTTGGTCGTCTACCGGTGTGTCCCATTCTCTAAGGTCTGCTGAATCTTTGATAGTTGCTGTTTTGTTTTGATAAACGTAATCTCGAGTATCTGAATTACTGTGTTTAAATTTTAAAGGATACATGTTAACTCTTCTTAAATCTTATATTTTCTAACTTTTTAAGAACGCCAGGAAGTAACCTTTCTTCTTTTATAACTGCTTGAGGTTCTTCTACTACAGATTCTTCTACTACAGGTTCTTCTACTACAGGCTCGGGTTCTACTTCAAGTGTTGTTTCTTGTTCTACTACGGGCTCGAGTTCTGCTATAGGTTGTGTTTCTACTACAGGTTCTTGCTCTACTACGGGCTCAGATATAATTGTTATGGTTTCTTTATTTTTTACATCATTGTTTAAAAAATCAAATAATAATTGTGCTCTTGCTATTATATCAGCTTCGGTAGGATACGGAGGAATAACCGGATAAGGTACTTTAAGCCTATGATTACGAATCGAATAATCGTTATCGACCAACCATTGATTGTGTAGGTTGGCCTGACGATCTCGATGCTCATTTAAAATCAGGTCTCGAGCCATTTGCAGTATTTCAAATCGAGTTAATTCCTTGTTCATTTGATATTAAAGTTTTTGAGAGATAGGATGCCATGTAGCACATACATAGTCAGATCTTACAGTAGCTTGATAACCTTTGCAAAAATTATCCAACGCTACAAATGCCCCGCAGTTTCCGCAATGCTTTTGCATATAAGCAGATTCACCATTATCAACAACTGGCGCATATGATGCAGGAAGAGATGCAGGTATTTCAGTACCATCGGGATAATGTCTCACAGCTACGCCCATAACACTGGGATTAGCAAAGTGTTCTTCAACAATATGGTGGATAATTTTTTTATACATAATATTAAATTAGACGCCATGCACCGGCACGAAACACCACAGTAATACTAGCGTTGGCTCCCAGTGTCTTAGTAAGGCTACTATCTAATAGTTGCCCAAGTGTACCAGTTACGGTAGTACTACCGGTAGTTTCATTCTTAATAATATATGTCTTGCCAACAACGCCTGTGGGTAAGGTAACTGTAGTTGGGTTAAGTGTAACACCAATGTATTCATCACTAGCTGTGGCCAGGTAAGCTACGGCTGTACCAGTTGTTTGAACAAGCGGCGAACTGCTGGCAGTAATGGTAACAGCACCAGTTGATGTATTAATACTGATGTTGGTTCCTGCTACGATACTGGTAACACCTGTGTTGTTAACAGTAAACGAAGTTGCGGTACCTGTTGAAACAAGACTGGTAATTGAAATACCAGTGCCTGCTGTTGGGGTTACGCTGGTAACAACGCTAGCACCATTTACGGTCAGTGTGTTGGTTACATTGACTGTGCCAAATGTAACTGTAGCCGTAGTTGCTACACTTTGTGGTATGGATATGACGCTGTTTGCGTCAACGTTAATGTTTGCTCCAATTTGTACGACCCCTAGGTCGGTTGTGGTTGCATTTGGGAATAAGTATGACATTGTGTTCTCCTTGTGTTAATGTTGATTAGCTTGCGCTAAGGTAGGTTATAGTTCCTACCAATCTTGTGGGAAGCGGTGTTACTTGAACATCCGCATAGGTTAATCTACTATTGCTTGCGGCATTGTGAATTGTGTATAACTGTACTAATGTTGAATTTCCTTCAATAGTGCCTGTAATATATGATTGATTGACATTTAAGTTTTCAAATACACTGACAACTAAACTACCTACTACACCGACTCCGGCAATGCTGGTAAATGGTAATCCACCCATTGTCAACACATTGGTATTGGCTCCAAGAGAGCAACTTGCTACGGTAATATCAAAGTAACAGATAACTTGTTGTCCGATCTTAGCGTATCGAGCAGTCTCAACAAGTAGTGTAATAGTACCAGCAGATGCAACTAAAATAGTTGGTACCCAAGTACCAATAGTAGCACTACCGCCTCCTGTTGTGGATATAACTCCGGCGGCATCGATACTGATGTTAGCACCAGCTTGGACTACGCCTACGCTTGATGTGGTTGCTATAGGAAATAAGTATGTCATAATATGTTCCAGCGTAGGTTGTCAAATACCAGCATGATGCCAGCATCGGTTCTCAGTGTTTTAGAAGCACCGCCATCAATGGTGTCTATTCCAGAGACTTGTACTGTGATAGTACCTGTAACTTGATTTTTAATATAATACCACCTGCCCTCTACTCCCGGTGGTAAAGTAATTGTTATACCGTTAGCAGTGGCACCAATGTACTCATCTGTATCGGTTGCTGTATAATCAACAGCAGTAAGTTTAATATTAAAAAAATTATTCATAATGTTAATTGGTTAGTGTTAGCCATCCTGTTCCATCCCAAACAAATTGTACATGACTGTAATTGCCGTTGATCAATGCAAATCCTATGCCATTGATTGTTGCACCGCCTACAGCAGTGATGGTAATAGGATTGGCTAGGGCAAGACCGCTGGCATCTTTTATGTAAAAAGCAGTATTTTTACCTGCTACTATAGTGGGTAAAATAACAGCGGCCGGTCCAGCAACATTTACCAATACTACTTCATCTGTTGGCAGTACAGTATAAGGTGTTGTAGTAACCAGTGTGGTGTTGTAATTAATGGCCATAATGGTTCCTTAACTGATCCTGGTTAGTGTGACTTTGGCACTGTAGCCTGTAGGGCTCGCAGGTGCTGTGCCCGCCGGCAATACTGCCAATGAGATGGTGGTGTCGTTACTAGTCCAACACATTTGTATATTTGAACCTGCTGCCATGGCGAGAGTATAATTACCTGTGACAAAGATTTGACTCAGTGTGTTGATTAACTGTAAAGGCTGTGCTGAACCCGCTAAGTCCACACCATTGTAGCGTAGCCATATGGTAACACCGCTGGTTCCGCCTGAAGTTTTACTCACAATGATAGTAAACAATTTGGTGTAGATGCCAGCATTGGCTACAGTTATTTCGGTACCGCCGACGGCTAAGCTCACACCGTTAGCAGGACTTACTGCATCGAAGGTCACAATGTTGATGGCTCCGGCTACCGGATTGGCCAGGTCTAAACTGCTGGTTACAAATCCATAATTAAGTAAACCTGTGCTTCCACTTATTACACCGTTAGTCACAGTGATACCTGCTCCCACTCGAACGATACCGTAGTCGGCGGTAGTAGCTAAGGGAGATTTATATGACATTACACGATGCTCCAATCAACGCCATTGAATACAAATTGTAAACTGCCAAAGTTAGTATTAATTATAGCTGTACCACCGTCAACTAATTGTCCGCCGGTACCCTGTATGGTAATCGGATTGGTAACGGCGTTGCCAAAACAATCTTTCACCATGTAAACTTTTCCCACAGTACCAGCGGGCAATGTGATTGTAACTACGCCATTAGTTAACACGCATAAAAAGTAATCAGTAGCTAGTGCTATGTATGTAGTAGTTGCAACATCTGTTACTGCTACTGGACTGGGATTTCCTGAGGGTCCACTAACTCCACTTGGTCCTTGTGGTCCAAGGGCACCCTGAGGTCCTTGAGGCCCTATATCGCCTTGGGGTCCGAGGGCGCCTTGAACCCCTTGTGGACCTGTTGGTCCCGTAACTCCATTAGGTCCTGTTGGCCCCGATGGTCCGCCACTTGGTCCTGTTGGCCCTTGCGGGCCAGGTGACCCAGAGCCGCTTGTTATTGTCCCGTAATTTAATATATCTGAAGCATTATCAATAATTTGAAAAGGTGCTGGAAAGTATCTAATTACAGGTCTTCGTCGAAATAACAAATGAGGTAGCATGGTAATTTTTTATATATTATCTAATTGTTGTTTAAATCCATTTATTAACAGAGTTTGATAAGGTGATGATACAAAAGAAGTCAATGTATTTTCATCGATTGTAGCCGGTGTTGACACTGTTGCCGTTTCTTCTGGTAACTGTTCTTTTTCGGTTTCTATTGTTGATTTGCTTTCACCATTTATAGATTTGTTTAATTCTTCGGCTTTGAGAATTATTTCTGCACTGGATGGGTATGCAGGCATAGTAGGACAAGGCAACCAAGTATTGTTATTTTTCCATGCAGTGTCTGCATTGACTATCCACTGTGCATGATCTTTTGTTCTTTTCTCGAGATAATCCTTAACCAATATATCGCTGGCCAATTTTAATAATTCTGGTTTTGATAGTTTAAATTCTTTAGTCATAAATCACCTAGTGTAATTTTTCTATCAAAAAGATAGTTGCCGACAGAACTACGGAAATCACAGCCGCTGCCGCGCTGATTGCTTTTATAATTAAATTTTTGTGATTATCACTGTGTACTTCGATTTCATCGAGAGTTTTTTCAATAGTTGTAATCTTTTTATCAATAGTATCGTATCGGTGCCTGCAAATTTCAACGTGTGCCTCGAGACTGTCTTTTTCAACATCACCTGTTTTTTCATTTGTAATTGTTCGTATTATCATAAAGTTATTTTTTTATATAAAAGATATGGGATATTGAGCTATGATTCCGCGACTTAATGTATCAGCAATACTAGCATATCCTTTATTGGTATGATTAGGTATACCGCTGACTGCTATTTTAATAATATTATCTAAACTGTTAGCACCTGCAATATCATCAGACTTTGATCTAGCTAAAAAATTGTCTGTCCAATATTTTGTTAAATTGCTAAATTGGTCTACCAATAGGTCTTTGGGATATTGTTGAGGATTTAAAATATTTAAATATTCTGCAAGATTATCTATTGGACTTAACCATAATGTTCTAAATTGCGTTAAATCCGAACCATTTTTAATAGTGTTTATTTCATCAACACCTGTACGAGCATAGGTACTTAATAATTCTCCTAACTTATATCCGGCAGTGGCCCCATAATAAGGAACAAAATAAGTTCCTATATCACTGGATGCTTTAAACAAACCAGCTTCGACTTGATGTATACTACTAGAAATATTTCCCAAAGTGACTACACTGAGATTGATCATTCCTAGGGCGTATCTTGTCCATAAAGTTCTGCTGTCCATTCGAAACGTTAACGTAGCTTCGTTGATTACTATTGCAGGGAGTTCTCCCATAGTTGATGTAGTCAACAAAGAAGATTTTAAAGCCGGTGGCAATACCTTGGGGTGATCAAAATGTTCTTCTACTATTCCGTGCGTAATTTTTTTATACATTGTAGACTTTTATACAGAGTGATGTGTGCCTGTGTTGTGTGATCCCATTTCTGAATGATGGTGTGTGCCTGTATTGTGCATACCCATTTCTGAATGATGATGTGTGCCTGTAGTATGATGTAACGGATTTAATCCCGGAACAATACTGGGATGATCAAAATGTTCTTCAACAATGTGATGTGTAATTTTTTTATACATATTTCGGTATCCTTGATTTAATAAATTGCTGTGGGTGAAAATACTTGATTTATACCGGAAGCAACGCCTGTGTTAATCACACTTTGATTTCCTATTTGGCTTTGAAAAGCATTGAAATAAGAACCGCCTCCATAGTATGGATAACCAGGAATATACGTGCCTGGTAAAAAATTGTACGGACTTCTATAAAACGGATATGTGTAACCAAACATAATTTTTCCTTAAATTAAAAGGCAAACCCGCCTTGTGAGCAGGTCGCCATATACTATCTACTGCTATTAATATGGGTAACCGTAAAAGCCACCGTAGTACGGATAAGCAATACCACCGTAATACGGATACCCTATACCGGCTGCTAAATATGGACGCTGAAATCCGCAACCGTATGGATAACAACCTAAACCGTAACCCCAACCTCTTGTAAACATAGTGTCGCTCCTAATTAATTAACCGATGTTAGTGCCGGTATTTGTTTGTACAGTACCTGTCATTACACCAGTATTAACTACTCTTTGTTGAGTTATTTGACTACCGAACGCATTAACGGCGCTGGAGATATCAGCAGATTGAACAGCACTGTTAAACGCTGTACCCAACTGACTATAACCTATTCCTAAACCAGCATAACTAACACCCCCACCTACTAATGCTGAATTGGTATTAATCAACGCAGTATTAAGATTTTGAGTATTAAGAATGTTGGCTAAGTTACGGGTAGCATCGCCTTCTTCCATAACAACTCGTTGAGTTGACATGGCAGTTGCACCAATAGCCGCATTTGTGCGAGCCGCCGCAAGCATAGTTTCTAATGTACCTTTAGCAACTGCTTGCTTTAGGTCAGATATAGCACCTGTATCGTGTAATGCTACTTGCATTGCGCGATTATTGATATCATTTGTTTGTGCTACACTCAACTTGTAACCTTCAAATACGCTGTCGGCAACTTTGGTTTTTGTAGCTTCGATATCTCTCGATAACGCATAAAACGGATCTAACACGAGATTATAACTTGCACCCGCATCAGTTGATGTTGTAATATCAGCCATGTCTATCTCCTATTAGCGAATACTTGTTGGATTCGCGGCTTGTGTAGTACCTGTCATTGTACCAGTATTGATAACACCTTGACTTGCTAACTGGCTTTGAAAAGCATTGATAGCAGAAGTGTTATTTGCACTTTGATACGCTGAATTTAAACCACCGTACGCTAGACCTAAACCATTGTAATTGATACCACCACCAATTAATGCAGTGTTTGTATTGATCAATGCTGTGTTTAAATTTTGTGTGTTTAAGAAGTTTAACAAATCACGAGTGCGACCGCCTTCTTCCATGATAGTGCGTTGTGTACTCATTGCAGTTGCGCCAATAGCCGCATCAGTACGAGCCGCCGCTAGCATAGTCTGTAATGTACCATCAGCAACTGCTTGCTTTAGGTCAGCCAATGCCGCTGTATCGTGTAATGCTACTTGCATTGCACGATTATTGATGTCATTTGTTTGTGCTACTTGTAATTTGTAATTTTCAAAAATACTGTCAGCAACTTTAGTTTTTGTAGCTTCAATCTCTCTTGATAAAGCATAAAACGGATCCATTGCAAAACTTGTCATATCAGCCATTTTTTAATCTCCTAGAATATAGAGTGTTGCTGTGAATTATATCAACGACCATCGCCGATATTATTGTTCCACTCTATATTACTTAGAAGATTTTTAGCTAATATTTTATATGCATAGGTATAGACCATGCTTCAGTATACTGATATTACTGTTGGTCTCTAGCAAATATTGCCAGCTGTGTTCTATTACGAACACCGTATTTTTTAAATATTACACCCAAATGTAATTTTACTGTACTTTCCGATATGTTTAACATTTTGGCAATAGTTTTGTTACTAGCACCCCTACTGGACAATAGATCAAACACCTGGCGTTGTCTAGGAGTCAAAGAAATTTCTTGACTGTTTGTTTTTGAATTTTCAGAATTTTTTTCCATAATATAATATATCCTACTAATACTTACACATTAAGTCATTGAAAATATATAAACATCTGTACACGATATACGTCAGTGAATCAATTATTAAAATTGTTGTCAACAAAAATTGTTTATGTGCGTTATATATAACAACGGTTACATTAGGAAAAACATGAAATTTATTATAACATTTATATTGATGACACTTTCTTTATCAGCTACTGCTGTTGTTGTGGACACACAGGATTTTAAAAGTGTTGTTTATAAGTTACACACCATCACTCCTCCTGTAAAAAAAATTAAAATAACACGTTCTTTATATTTGCACACTAAAATACAATTCGGAGTCAGCGATGACAACAGTGATGATTCGGGTGCGGATTTATACCTGCAGACCTTTTACCGACCACCGAAATTGGTGCATGATCAAACCAATGACTACAAAATAACCGACAAAGTGAAATTTCGATTATGGCTGGCTAGACAAATAGCACTTAAAAAATATCAAGAAGTTTGGAAAAATTCTTAAATTATTTTGGTAAAATCAATATTTGACCTATTCTGAAATTGGTTGTATACTTGTTACACATTAACATACAGAGGAGAATTAAGATGTCAGCAGAATTAACTTTAGAAGCATTGTCAGCATTTTGCCGTAAAGATTCAGGAGATGATTATATTTGGACAAATAAAAAAAATACCACATATCAATGGACTAGAGGCAAACCAACAGCAGATGGTACTTTCAACGGAGTAGTTCGTAAGTTGGCAGGAATTGATGCCACTAGCGGTAATAAAATTTGGGTAGTCGCTGGTTCGATCAAAATTTCTCCAACTGGTGAAATACTTCGATTTACCGGTATTTCAAAGAAAACTCAAAAAATCCTACAAGGTTTTGGAAATATTACTGCTCAAGCAGAAGCTAAAACATTAGAAACAGTTTAATGAACAAACAAGTTCAAGAACTTGCCAAACAGGCCGGAGTTCCGTATCAGATTGAGTTGGAAGAATTTGCTCGTTTAGTGATTCAAGAGTATAATAAAGAAGTAAAAGAATCAAGGCGAGCAGTTAAATCTCAACTGGGGTACAGTAGGGTAGGACTAAAAAATATATGAACGAAAAAATTAAAGAATTAATATTACAGGTAAATCCTTCTACTAAGGCTATATATGAAGGTGATTGGGAATACAACTGTGCGGCCTGGACAGCTGAAGAAATCGAAACTCTTGCTCAAATGATTATCTATCAGTGTATAGAAATTTGCTCAATAAGTGGTAATGCCGCGGCTGGATACCTCGAAGACAAAGATCAACAAGATATGGCAAGAAACATCGCAAAAACTTGTGAACAGACCA